GTTCGTACCATAACTTCAGGTAAATCAGCACAGTTCCCAGTAACAGGAACAGCAACTGCTGCATATCACACACCAGGCAACCCATTAGTAGGTGCTAACCAGATCTTGGCAAATGAGAAGATTATTTCTATTGATGATCTACTTATTTCACAAGCATTTGTAAGCAATCTAGATGAGCTTAAGAATCATTACGATGTAAGAGCTACATACGCTGATGAATTAGGAAAGGCCCTCGCAAAAAAATACGATGAAAACGTAGCGAAGGTAATTGCTAATGCTTCAAGAGCTTCTTCAACTCTTACAGGTGGTAACGGTGGATTAGTTTCTACTCTTGCTTCTGGTAATACAAACTCTGCTGCTGTAACAGGTGATGAGTTAGCTGCTGCTATCTATGACATCGCACAGGCATTTGACGAGAGAGACATCCCTCCAACAGATCGTTTCTGTGTCTTACCACCAGCCGAGTACTACAAGTTAGCTGAATCAGCTACAAGAACAGTAGATGTTGACTTCAACCCAGGTGGTAATGGTTCATTTGCTTCAGGTCGTATACAACAGATTGCTGGTATTCCAGTGATGATGAGTAACAACGTACCTCAATCAAACGTAGGATCTAACCCAAGTGGAGCTAACAACACCTACTCAGGTGACGATAGTAAAACTATTGGTCTTGTCTTCCATAAGTCTGCTGTTGGTACAGTTAAACTAATGGATATGACAACTGAGATCTCTGGTTCTGACTACGGAATCATGTATCAAGGTACATTGATGGTTGCTAAGTATGCTCTTGGTCATGGAATCCTAAGACCTGAGTGTGCAGCTACAATCAAGTTATCTGCTTCTTAACTTACCTCGAAGGGTACTCAGCAATGGGTACTCTTTTTCTAATAAAACAACAGTCATGCCTTATAGAGTATTTTTTTTTGAAGACACTTTTTACGGAAGTGGTAAAACAAAAGTATATGTTGGAAAACCTTTAAAATCATTGCAAGGTGCAATAAATAAAGTCAGAAAATTAGATAATGAATATGGTGGTTATAAATATCGTTACGAAAAGGATTAGTTATGAAAACAAAAACTATTTCTGAAACTGAATTAAAAAATTTAGTTTCCAAGAAAAACAGAAAATCTTTAAAGATTAAAAAATCTAAATAAGGAGAACATTATGTATCACGGATCTAAAAAAAAGAAAAAGAAAAAAATGGGTGGTAGGGAATCACTTAAAATAAAAAAGTACTAAACCATGACTGTAGCTGCAACCACTGAACTAGAAAGCGTCAACATTATGTTGGCTGCTATAGGAGAGTCTCCTCTTAATAGTCTTACAGGTACCCTTCCTGTCGATGCTCGTTTAGCACAACAAACTTTAACTGAAGTAAATAAAGAAGTTCAATCTGAAGGTTGGTCTTTCAATACTGAAATAGATGTTACCTTACAAAGAGATGGCTCTAATCATGTCAATCTCTCAAACGATATATTAAGAGTTGATCCTAATATTCATCAGCACCCTACGATTGATGCAATACAACGAGCATTAAAGCTATATGACAGATTAAATAATAAATATGAATTTGATGAAGATCTTATTTGTACTGTTGTTTATTTTAGAGCTTTCACAGAAATACCAGAACCTGCAAGAAGATATATAACAATAAAAGCAGCAAGAGTTTTTGTTGATCGTTTAGTAGGAGATCAAGGCTTAAGAACTTATACAGAACAAGATGAAATAAGAGCTAGGGCTATACTAATGGAAACAGACTTAGCGAATGGAGATCATAATCTTCTCAGAGGAGATCCATCATTAACAAATGTCTTTAGTACTTATTCACCTGCAAACGCATTAATTAGATAATTATGGCAGTTATATCCAAAGCAATACCAACTTTATTAAGAGGGGTCTCACAAGCTTCTGATAATACAAAACAAGCTGATCATGCTGACATACAGGATAATGCTGATAGCAATCCTGTTACAGGCCTTACAAAACGCTCTGGAATACAATATGTAACTGATCTCAGTTCTTCTACTTTAGGCAATGTTCATATACAAACTATCAATAGAGATCTTAATGAAAGGTATGTAGCAATATTTAGTAATGGTGATGTAAAAGTTTATGAACTTGATGGAACAGAAAAGACAGTAAATAAACCTGATGGAACAACGTACCTAAACACCTCTGATCCTAGAAGCGTAATAAAAACTGTTAGTGTTGCTGATTTTACCTTTGTTGTAAATACAAGCGTCATAACAGCGATGGATAGTGCTTTAAATGCTGGCCCTATATACAACGATGGCTCATCTGACATCAGTATTACTAATCAGGCAATAGTCTTTGTTAATCAAGTGTCAGCTAATACTGAGTACACCTTAGTAGTTGATGGTCGTACATCTAGTTTCAACTCTGGTACAACTAATATAAGAACTGACACTGTTGCAGATCAATTAGCTATTGGTTTGACAGGTAATGGTGCTGGGACTGAATCAGGAACTGCTTTGACAGCCGGTACAACTGGTAATACTTTTAATATTTCACGTAATGGATCAGTTATAAGAATATTTAAAAATAATAATTCAGATTTTAATATTCAAGTTAGCGATTCTCAAGGTAATTCTCAATTAACTTTAGTTAAAGATTCTATTCAAAGATTTACTGACCTCCCAACAGTTGCACCTAATGGCTATGTAGTAGAAGTTAAAGGAGATGATCAGACCGACTTTGATAATTATTACGTAAAATTTGTTACTAATAACACTACAGCAGACGGAACATTGGAAGAGGGTCAATGGGAAGAAACCGCAAAATTAGGTATAGAAAAAAAATTTGATTATAGCACAATGCCACATGTCTTAGTAAGACAAGCAGATGGTAACTTTAGATTTGCAAGGGTAGATGGGGATACATATACCATTAGTGGTATTAACTATACATTACCTAAATGGGGAGAGAGAACTGTTGGTGATTTAGATTCTGCACCTAATCCTTCTTTTATTGGTAGTAAAATTAATAACGTTTTCTTTTTTAGAAATAGACTTGGATTCTTATCTAATGATAATGTCATCTTATCCAGAGCAGCAGAGTTTTTTAACTTTTTTCCAGAGACTGTTTTATCTGTTATTGATAGTGAACCTATAGATGTGGCAGCTTCACATACTAAAGTAGCTATCCTTAGAACTGCTGTAACAATAGAACAAGAACTAATACTATTCTCTGATCAAACTCAATTTGTTCTTACTTCTTCAACAGATAACTTAACGCCTAGAACAGCCAACGTAGTAGTCGTAACTGAGTTTGAATCAGATGATGATGCACAACCTGTAGGTGCTGGTAGTAGTATTTATTATTTATCTAAAAGAGGATCTTTTGCTAACGTAAGAGAATATGTATATCAAAGAGATCTTGTCATAAGAGAGTCAAGCAATATCACCGTACATGTACCGAGACTAATACCAAGTAATTTATTTAAGTTTGCAGTTTCTACAAGTGCAGATGTTTTAGTTTGTATTGGTACAGATGAACCAAATAAACTATACATCAACAGATGGTTATATGGTCAGCAATATCAAAAGATACTAAACAGTTGGTCAACTTTTACGATCAATGAAAACAGATCTATTAAGAATGTTGATTTTATTGGTAGTGATTTGTTTTTAGTTATAGAAGAGGCAAGCGGTACAACATTAGAAAAGATACCTTTTGAAAATAATTTTACTGAACCTAATGCAGACTTTGAATATCGTCTAGATCATAAAGTTACTGAAGCTACTACAGGTGTATCTGTTGCATATAATGCCTCCACTAATATTTCTACCTTTACTGTTCCTTATAGGTTAAGAGCAAGTATGAATATTGTTGGTAGGTTTTTAGCTAGTAATGAAACAAGCACTTTTGTAAACGCACAAGGAACAACAACCACATTAAAACCAGGACAAATTGTATCAACAACTAACACTACGGATGGTTCAACTTCTACAATTACAGCAACAGGAGATTATAGAAATAGTAAATTTATTATTGGTGAACCTTACGAAATGCACTATAGATTTAGTCAACAACGATTAACAGAAAGTCAAGGTGGTAGAAATTCTGGTGAAATCATTAGTGGTCGCTTACAACTACATCATTTTTATATTAAATTTGAAGATACAGGATTTTTTAAAGTAGAAGTTACACCAGAATTAAGAGACACTTCTACTCATAATTTTACTGGTGTATTATTAGGTACAGGTAGCAGCACTATTGGAACGGTAAATCTTGAGTCAGGATCATTTAAAGTACCTGTAATGAGCAGAGCAGATAGAGTTAATATTGATGTAAAGAACAATACATTTCTTCCTACAACATTGGCTAGTGCAGAATATGAGGCTATGTTCCATATGAGGAGTAGGCGTATTTAATGGGTCATTTAAGAAAAGCAAATTTAGAAGATCTAAAACATGTTGCTAAAAACATGAGAGAGATGGATAAGCTGGAAGCGTTCTATCAATCAGGACAGGAACCGAAACAAGCTCTTCAACTGTCTTATATATGCAGCAGTATAAACATGGCAATAGCTGATGATAATGATGCTCCTATAGGTCTTTGTGGGGTAGTACAAGGTGGTGTTATATGGATGGTTGCAACTGATGAGTTGTTTAGTAATAAAAAATATAAAATACAACTAATAAGAAAAGGTCGAAAATGGGTTGATAGCCTATTGAAAAATTACAAAATCCTATATAATTTTGTATATGCAGAGAATGATTCTGCTATCAAGTGGTTAAAGTCTCTTGGGTTTACTTTTATTCAATATCACGAACACTACGGTATGCAGGGTAAACCATTCTACGAATTTCTGAGGATCGCATAGATGTGTGTTGTTACAGGGCCATTAGCATTAGGATTAGGTTCGGCAGCACCTTTGTTTTATGCATCTCTAGGACTTAACGCAGTTACAGGTTTAGCAGGTAGATCAGCAGCACAGGCAGCAGCAGAACAGACATATCAATCTTCATTAATAGCAAACAGATCAGCAGAACAAGCTTTTGCTGCACAACAGGAAGCATTAGCAGCACAGTTAAAAGAATCAAGGGCATCAAAGGCACAAGAAAAACAAGCAGCAACTATCAGAGGATTACAAGCAAAAGGAGCTGTAAAAGCATCAGGCAGGGCAGGTCTTACTATTGATTTGTTATTACAAGATCAGGAACGACAAACAGCAAACTTTAGAGAATCTATAAACCAGGCACTTGAATCAGCAAGCAGACAATACACTAGAAATGTAGATGGATTGACAGCACAGAGAGATAATAGGCGTAATCAACTAACAAGTAATATTAATCAAGCCTATAACCAGATCCCTTCTCTAGGGTCGGTACTACTTAATGTAGCTTCTCAAGGACTTGGTACTTACGCACAACTGACATGACCTCAAGTTTTCAAAGTACAGCTTTTCAATCCTCTGCAAGACCTGTAGATACTTTTGTACGACCCCCTAGTGTTCAACCTAAAACAGATTTGGAAGAATTAGCAGAAGCATTACAATCTATAAACCCTGCAATACAAAGTTTTATAGGTTCAAGAATAGAAAAAGCAATAGAGAGAGAAGAAGCAGAAGGCACAGAACAAGCTATAGAAGATGCTGCTAAGAATTTTAAAGATATAAGTAGAGGTGTTAAAAAAGCTGATGGTGAAGATGCTGCTAGACAACTAATAGGTGGTAGTATTTTTGCTGATCGTGCTTATCAAAGAACTAAAACAAAAATTTTAGGTAGTAATTTAGAAAGTGCTTTAACTAATAGCTATGCAACAACACAAATAAATGGTCAACCTCTTAATGCTTTTTCTTTTGAATCGCCAGAATTTCAAACATGGTTAGAAGGAGAGAGATCAAAAGTTGTTGATAAATTAAATGACATAAATCCTACCTATGTAAATAAATATTTTTTACCAAAATTATCAGAAGCTACTGCAACAATAACAAGTCATCACATTAATGAAAATAAAGAATATAAATTTGAAAAGATAAAACAAACAGCAGTGCCTTTAGTAGAACAAATAATAGTTTTAAGAAATAATCCTTTTGTTGTAACACCAGATAGTGTCTCTTCTTTAATACAAGATTTTGAAAATGAAATTAATGATTTAGGTATATCAGGAAAAGAAAGATCATCTATAAATGATTTACTTATAAATGTAATAAACAGCGAAGCTCAAGCTGTAGGGCAAGATGGTGACGGAGATAGCGAAGGTGCTGAACAAATTTTAGAAATAGCAGAATTATTTCCTTATGGTCCTAATGGTTCTAGTAACCTTTCAAAACATCCTGACTTTCAAAGCAAAGCAAATACTCTTAAAAGACAAATTGCTGATTTTGAAAGCAAAAGAGAAACAGTAAATGCAATCAGAAAGAAAAGAGAAAAAGAAGAAGATAGGGTAAACAGCATTAGCTCATACTTTGAAGCTTTAAATAATAATGATCCTAATGCTGAACAAATTATTAATGATTTAGTAAAAAGGCAACCTGATCTTGCTCCTAAAATAAGAGCAAATGTTAGTGCTTTAGAAGGCCCACAAATACGAACAGAATTTTTAAAATTACAAAATCAAATCCGCAATGGTGATTTCGGATCAGAAGCATTAGCAGGTGAAGCTGTTTTAGATTTTCTACAATCAACCTCTAAATCAAGAGAGGCAATTACACTTGCTCAAAATTTAATGAAAGAAGCAAGGCAAGTGGAAAATGGTGTATTTACAAGTGTTAATAGATATATTTCTGAATATGACACATTGTCAAAACGTGTTTTGAGAAAAGATGGTGTATCAAATGTATTAGGTCAGTTGTTTGGTGCTGCAAGCACTAAGCAGGTTAATAACAGAAATGAATTTGCAGATAATTTAAGACAATGGAGATTGGATAATCCAAACGCAAGCGAAGGAGAACTTTTTAAAGAATTTCAACGCTTAAGAGATCTAGGGCTTAAGAAATTAACAATAAAAGAAGATGACAAAATTATTGATGAACCTTCAAAAAAAATACCTGGAGTACCAGAAGTTTCTCCCCTTGATAATTTTGAGGGAGGGTTTTTTACTGAATCTACACAAGAAGATATTGAAAGAGAAAAAGCTTTAGATGCAGAAGAAGAGGAAGCCGAAATTAATTTTAGTAACGACAATCGAGTGCAATCTATTGTAAAAGCAGCTAAAGAATTAGGCATTAGTCCAATACCTCTTGCAGCAGTTATTGCACAAGAGTCTTCATTTAGACCGTCTGTAGTAAGCACAGATAAAGCTACAGGTAAACAATATACAGGTCTAATACAATTTGGTCCTTATGAAATCCAAAGATATAAAATAAAACCTAATATGACCTTTGAAGAACAAATGGTAGCTGTAACTAATTTTTTAAAAGATAGAGGTGTACAGCCAGGACATGGTGCTAAAGAAATATATGCAGCTATATTTACTGGTAATGTGTCTAATCTTGATAAAGGAGGTGCTGATTGGGCAGATTCTAATGGTACTACTGTAAACAAAGCATTACCTAATCTTTTAAAAGGAGGATCTAAGTATAAAATGGCTATAGATTTCCTACAACAAACAGGCACATATTCACCTAAAAATAATTAACCATGACTGATTCAAATCCAATAGCTCGTTTTCGTAAAAATAGACAAGAAGCTGGTAAAGAATTTCGAGAAAAATTAAAGAAGAGTGAAGAGATAATTAAAAAGACCAAAACCTCTAAAGTGATTAGAGGTGCTATAACTGGTCCTATAAAAGCAGTTAATGAAACTATAGAATTTGTAGATGATATTAAAGATTATGTAAAAGGCAATCCATATGATAATAACGATTTTTTCCCCTTACAAAATACACCTTTAGAATCTGAAGACGATCAAGACGATCCTTTTTATAAAATACCTCAAGCTATAACACAGTTCCTACTACCAATGGGCCTTATAAGTAAGGGTCTAAACAAAGCAGGTATGGCTAATGTTTGGGCTAGAAATGCTTTGTCAGGTTTTATAGCTGATACTGTTGTTCAAGATCCATTAGAAGAAAACCTTTTTAATATGTTGGATAATCATCCTAGACTAGAAAGCCCTATTACTGAAATATTAAAAACCGATGAAGATGCAACTGTTATAGAAAACAGATTAAGACAAGCAGGTGGTGGATTCTTAGCAGGTGAAGTTGTTACAGCTTTAGGTCTTGGTATTAAAGGTCTTAAAAAATCACCAGAATTGGTTGATCGTATTGTTAAAAGATTAGATGAAAGAAAGAAAATAAAAGTAAATGATTTTACGACTGATAATCTTGGTGATGAAATTATTGACATAGTTTCAAAGAAAAAACCAGTTTCTAGAAAAACAAAAGTTTCTAAAGACCCAAAAATACAGACCACATTTAATCCTAAATTTACAGGTACTTCTGAAGAGGTTCGTACCAATCTTTTAAATTTAGCTGAAGAATTAAAAAACAAAGATGCTAATAATACATGGCCTTACAGAAGAACCTTTGCTGATATGGCTGCTGCTGCAAATGCAAAACTACCAGCAGACATTATAGAAGAAGCACGTTTTTTTAATCAAACATACGGAAGAGGTGGAGAAAGAGACTTACCTGCGACATTAATATCAATGAATCAGTTGATGAATAAAAACGCTAATGATCTAGCAGATTTAGCTGCACAACTAGATATGGCAACAACTGTAAATAATACAGAAGCTATAAAAGAATTAGGTGATCAAATAGTAAGAGAAGCAGAAGTTTTAAATTCACTTGTCTATATCAACAAACCTTTAAAATCAATACCAGCACAAACATTAGCTGCAAACAGGGTTGCAGGTGGAGCAGGTAAAACAGCAGCAACTGCTGATGACCTAGCATCTAAATCACCAATAGCAGGTGTTCCTGGAAAGATAGAAGATGCAGCGAAAGAAACAACAAAAGCAGCTACAGATATGGATCAGACACTTAAAGAAGTTGTTGATCTTTCAAAGAAAGGTAATAAAGAAGCTACTAGAAAGTTAAAATACATTACCAAAAAACTACAAGCTGCTAAAGGTAATCCAGAAGCTATGAGAGAAATGGCTAGAAGAGATTTTCCAAGAAAAGCATTAGAAATTAATAATGAATTATTTATTAATGCAATCCTTTCAGGTCCACAAACACACGCTGTAAACGTTGTTTCAACCGCTTTAAACACTCTAGTTAGACCTTTTGATCAATCCGTTGGAAGTCTTATAAAAGGCGATATGACAGGTTTTATGAGAGGTGGTAAAGAATTATTCTATCTAGCACAGTCTAGTGGCGATTCGTTAAAAGCAATGGTAAAAGCATTTCAAGTAGAAGACAATATTATTAATCCAAGTTCAATGGTTGACGATAGAGCAGAAGCAGCAAAACGTTTTAGAATTAGGATGGATGGTCCAGGTTGGATACCTTCATTAGTAAACTTTGCTGGAACTGCTATCAGACTTCCTTCAAGATTTTTATTATCTGAAGATGAATTTTTTAAACAAATAAACTTTAGAGCTTATGTAAAAGCAACAGCTTGGGAAAATGGAGTAAAAGCAGGTCGTACTGGTGAAGGTTTAAAAAACTATGTAGAAGAACAATTTGAAAAAACTATTGAGATTGTTAATAAAAACAGCATGGCAAATGTAAAGGATCAAAATATCATAGATTTATATGAAGAAGCACAACAATACGCTGCTGAAGTTACTTTTACCAATGATTTGCCACAGAGTTCTTTTGGTGGTGATTTTCAAACATTTATAAATAAACATCCATCTGCAAGAATATTTTTTCCATTTGTAAGGACACCTGTTAACTTGTTAAAAAATCTAGGAAGAAGAACAGTTATAACAGCACCAGCTATGGAGGAATACAGACAGGCTCTAAAAAGCAGTAATCCGTCTATAGCAGCTAAAGCAAGAGGTGAATTAGCTACTGGTAGTATGTTGTGGATTACAGCAGGTGCTGCTGCTTTCAGTATTAGCGATGACTTCTCTGAAATTGCTATTACAGGTGGTGGTCCAAGAGATTTTGATTTACTAAACCAAAAACGACAAACAGGATGGCAACCATATAGCTTTAGATTTTTACAGAAAGATGAAAATGGTGAGCCTATTATTGGTGATGATGGTAGGCCAAAATATAAATACATTAGTTATCAAAGATTAGATCCTTGGTCTTCTTTCTTATCAATTTCTGCTGATATGGCACAAATCGCTGGACAACTTGATTATCAAGACAGACAAGATTTGGCAACAGTTGCTGTGACTGCTTTATCTAGAAATATTACTAATAAAACTTATTTGCAAGGTATTACTGAATTAGCACAATTATTAGCTGGTGAACCATAATGAACTTGCTGCTGTTGTTCCTGGTTTTGGTGATTTAAAACCAAAACAAAATTTTATTACTGGTGCATTAATAGAATATCAACCTGGTTATGGACCTGATAATTTAGATCTTTTAAATCCTATAAGAACATCTAATAGTGTTAATAACTTAGTTATGACAACTTTAGATGATATACAAATGAAAGTTGCTCAACCTAAAGATCGTTTACTTTCAACAGATAAATTTACTGGAATTGAATTAAATTCTGACCAATATCAAGATTATGTAAATACTATTGCTTTTACCAAAATTAATGGCAAACGTTTAGTTAATGTTTTATACGAAACTATGCAAAAAAAAGAAATAAAGGCAATACTAGCAACAGCAAGAGGTGAAGATATTACAGCAATAAATCAAGATGTTTCGGTTGCTGCTCAAGAGAAAGCTAGACAAGATGCACAGGATATTTTTAGAAATATAATTAATGCGTATAAAAAGAAAGGACGAATAGATTGGTTGAAAAAACCAGAAAACCGTGATTTAGTAAAGGAATATGATGCTAACATAAATGCTATCAACCAAACTAAAAACACTTCCATCTTAGAAAATTATCTTCAGTCAATTTCTAATTAATCATGGCTACTAACACTGCTTCATCTTTTACAAACCACACAGGTAATGGTAGTGCTGGCCCTTTTACTATATCTTTTTCTTACCTTTCACAAACAGAGGTAGATGTTACTGTTGGTGGTGTTTTAAAAACTATAAGTACACATTACACATTTACAAGTACAAATCAAATTACATTTACTAGTGGCAATGAACCTGCTAATGGTGTCGCTATAAAATTTCAAAGAGATACTAATATTGGCTCTAAAAAAGTAGATTTTCAAGATGGTAGTGTCCTTACAGAAACTGATTTGGATACTAATGCAGATCAACTTTTGTTTAGTATGCAAGAATTAGTTGATAGTGGTGCTGGAGGTTTTACAGTAGAGTCAACTGATAAAGTTGATGGATCAGTTGTTTACTATGACTCAAGTTCTGCTAAATTTAAAGCAGATTCAACAACTACTAAACTTACTATTGTCGATGGAGGCAGCTTTTGACCTATGGCTCAATTACGAATAAAAAGATCCACTGGATCTACAGCACCAAGCAGTTCTGCTCTAGCTAACGCAGAATTAGCGTTTACTGAAGGTAATGAAATTCTCTTTCTTGGTAAAGGCACGAGTGGCAGTAATGCTGCTAGTGTAGTCAAAGTAGGAGGAGTTGGTGCTTTTTGTGATTTAGAAACTGCACAAACTATTGGTGGTGCAAAAACTTTTAGTAGTAACGTAATAGTTTCTGGTAACTTAACTGTAAATGGAACTACTACATCTGTAAGTACTACTAATACAACTGTAAGTGATAATATTCTTGAATTGAATAGTGGTGCTAGTAGTAATGGAAATGATTGTGGAATATTAATAGAAAGAGGTAACACTGGAAATAATGCTTTTATTGGTTGGGATGAAAGTGCAGATCAATTTATAGTAGGAACAACAACAGCAACAGCAGACAGTACAGGTAATTTATCTATAGCAACTGGTACATTACAAGCAAACGTTACAGGTAGTGCAGTTAGTTTAACTAACAGTAGAGATATAGAATTAACTGGTGATGTTACAGGTAGTGCTTCTTTTAATGGAACTGCTAATGCTTCTATAGCAGCAACTATAGCTTCTGGTTCTGTAGAAAGAACAATGCTTAATCTTGTATCTACATCTTCTGCTCCTGGTCTAACTGTTAAAGGTGATGGCACTACAGATGGATATTTGCAACTTAACTGTTCACAGAACTCTCATGGTATTAAATTAAAATCTCCAGCCCATAGTGCTGGTGCAAGTTATACACTCACATTTCCAACTACTGATGGCAGTTCAAATCAGTTGTTAAAAACAGATGGATCAGGTGGCCTTGATTGGGTAAGTCTTACAGGTGGTGCTGGTATTACAGTTTCTGGTCATACAATCTCTGTAACAAACGACTCTATTACAGAGGCGATGTTAGATATACATAACTCTCCTACTGATGGATATATTCTTAAGTATGACAATACAAATGGTTTGGTATGGGAAGCAGCAGGTGCTGGTGGAGATGTAAACCAAAATGCTTTTTCTAACATTGCAGTATCAGGTCAATCAACTGTAGCTGCTGAGAGTGCTACTGACACAGCAACATTTGTAGGTGCTGGTGGGTTAACAATAACAACTAATGCTTCTAGTGATGAGATAACATTTACTATTGGTACTTTAAATCAAAACACTACAGGAAACGCAGCAACAGCTACTACTGCTACTACTGCCACAAACGTTAATGCTACTGCTAATAACTCAACTGATGAAACTGTATATTTAACATTTGTTGATGGTAATACAGGTTCACAAGGAATAGAAACAGATACAGGTCTTTCTTACAATCCGTCTAGCGGTCTTCTAACAGTTGGAGTGATCGATGGAGGTTCGTTCTAAATGTCCACAATTAAACACAAAAGAGGTACTAGCGATCCTAGTGCCTCAGATCTTGATGTTGGTGAATTAGGGATTAATACTACTGATGGTGGTGTTTTTACAAAAACAGATGGTGGCTCAGTTGTAGAAGTTGGTAGTGGAGGTAGTGGAGGTAGTGTAACTTCTGATGCTCAAGGAAATATAGCTATTGGTGTAAGTGCTGGTGATGATTTTAGTGGTACAAGTGCTGAAGATAATATTCTTATTGGAGAAAATGCTGGTACCGCTATTGATACAGGCGATAGAAATATAGCCATTGGAACTGACGCAATTAAAGTAAATACTGGGCAGAGTGACAACGTAGCAGTTGGACATGAAGCTTTAAAAAACGTAACCCGTTTTCCAAGTAGCGGTGGTGCGTTTGCATGGTATGGCACAAATAATTCTGCGGTAGGTAGTGAAGCGTTAAAAGCAAACATGACTGGATATGCTAATACGGCTCTTGGATATAAGGCTTTAACATCAAACGTACAGGCATTTAGTAATACTGCTTGCGGATATAACTCTTTAACATCTTTAAGTGGTAACTCTGCAAACAAGAACACGGCTATTGGAGAAGGTTCAGGTCATAATTCCACAAGTGCAACTCAAAACCTATTTGCAGGATGGGCTGCTGGATACACTGTTACTTCTGGTCAAAATAATACTTTAGTTGGTCATAGGGCTGGATTACCAAGTAGTGGTGTTCAATTAACAACAGGATCTAACAATTTAATTCTTGGTAATGAGGCGGCATCTAGTTCTGCGACAGTTTCAAATGAAATCACTTTAGGTAACGCTAATATTACTAAATTTAGAATACCTGGAATAAATGTAGTTTTAAAAGACAATGGTGGTACGCCTACAGACGGACACGTTTTAACAGTTGATGCAAACGGTGAAGCTGGCTTTGCAGCAGCCTCTGGTGGTGGTGGATTAAGTTCTGACGCACAAGAAAACACTGTAGGTGGTACTAATGCTGGAGATGCTTTCACAGGAACCAATGCGATTCAAAATACTTTATTTGGATATGAAGCTGGAACTGATATAACTACTGGTGACAAAAATTCCTGTTTTGGTGCAGATGCAGGTATGGATATCACTTCAGGCTCATTGAATACTTTCGTTGGGTTTCAAGCAGGTTATTTAACCACTACAGGTCAAGGTAATACTTTTCTTGGTCATCAAGCAGGTACAGGAACCGTAACTGGCAATTATAACAGTGCGATTGGACACTCTGTTTTATATAATCTGACATCTGGAGCTAACAATCATTTTATAGGAACATTATCTGGTAATGCCTTAACAACTGGTAGTTTTAATGTAGGTTTGGGTAGGAAAACTCTTGAAAATGTAACAACAGGATCCGATAATTCTGCATTAGGCGATTTTGCAGGTGACACTTTAACAACAGGGTCTAATAATACTTTTATAGGTCATAATGCTGTTCCAAGTTCAGCAACAGTAAGTAATGAGGTTACTATAGGTGATTCTAATATTACTAAGTTTAGAGTTCCAGCTTTAAATTTTGTAGTTAAAAGTAGTACAGCTACCGAAGGCTATGTTTTAACAGTTGATGCTAATGGAGAAGCAGGGTTCGCTGCTGCATCAGGTGGTGGTGGATTGAGTTCTGATGCTCAAAAGAATACAGTAGGAGGCACTAATGCTGGTGATAGTTTTAGTGGTACTGATGCAATAGACAACACATTGATTGGATATAGTGCTGGTACAAACATAACATCTGGTGATTTTAACAGCGTCTTTGGTTCACAAGCTGGAGATTCTATAACAACTGGTAGCCAAAACTCTGTATATGGCTGGTATGCTGGTCAAGCTATAAATACTGGGTCACATAATACAGCGTTGGGTTCGCAAAGTCTTTATGCTTGTACAACAGCAAATTATTGTACTGCTGTAGGTGCTACTGCTCTTAATGCACTTACTACAGGAAATAACAACACCGCCTTGGGATATGGTGCATTGGGGTCAGTTACAACTTCAGTGCAAAATGTAGCGGTAGGAGCTTATGCTTTAAGTAGTAATACAGGAACAAAAAATGTAGCTACAGGAAGTTCTGCATTATTTTCAAATACGTCTGGAGAATTTAATTCATCTTTTGGACACCAAGCAGGGAAAGATATTACCACAGGAAATTACAATACTATGTTGGGTGCAAATGCTGGTAATTCAGGCACTAACGATTTAACCACAGGATCAAATAATATTATTATTGGCTATCAAGCAGCAGCCTCGGCAGCGACAGTATCTAACGAGATAACTTTGGGTGACTCTAATATCACCAAGTTTAGAGTTCCAGGTATAAATGTAGTCCTAAAAGACAACGGGGGAACACCAACGCAAGGTCACGTTCTTACCGTAGATGCTAATGGAGAAGCTAGTTTTGCAGCGGCTAGTGGTGGTGGAGGTTTAACTTCTGATGCACAAAACAATACTGTAGCTGGTACTAATGCAGGGGATAGTTTTTCTGGGACTGATGCTACTGGTAATTCTGTATTTGGTAAAAATGCAGGTACAGCAATCACTACGGGAGATAACAACGTATTTCTTGGATTAGAAGCAGGGCAATCTGTTACAACTGCAAGTAGCAATATAGCTATTGGTAAAGCTGCTTTAGAAACAAATCAAACAACTGGTGAAAATATAGCTATTGGTCAATTTTCTTTAAAAAATCTGACTGCTGGTTCAAGTAATATTGCTGTTGGTAATTCGAGTGGTCTTAATATTTCTGGAGCTTCTAATAATACATTTGGTACTTATTCTTTAGGCAGTGCCACTTCAGCAACCAAGAATTGTGTCTTTGGTCATTTTACTGGTTATAGTGTCACATCAGGAGCTAAAAATACTTTACTCGGATACAAAGCTGGTCAAAGTGGCACAAATAATCTCACAACTGGATCAAATAATATACTGATTGGTCACGAAGCTGCTGCGAGTTCAGCAACAGTAAGTAATGAAGTTACTATCGGTGACGCTAACATTACCAAGTTTAGAATACCTGCGGTTAGTTACGAGATTACTGCTAACGCTGTTACTCAAGGTGGTTGTTTCTATGAAAATGCTCAGACGGTCAGCAGTGACTATACTATTACTAATGGTCGCAACGCAATGGCAGCAGGTCCTATAACTATTGCAAGTGGAAACACTGTTACAGTCGGTGCTGATGAAACCCTAACAATCGTATAACCTATGAGCCAACTCAAAGTCAACAGCATAGTACCAGTTGGAGGTGTAGCTTCTGGGCAAGGTGGTGGAGTAATTCAAACTGTTCAGAGTCAAACTACTACTACAGCTTCAAACACTACAATAACAATGGCAGATACTAATTTAAGTGCTAGTATCACGCCTACCTCAACTTCAAATAAAATTTTAGTTTATATTACACAATCATTTCAAATTAAGCAGACAACTGCTGTTGGTGGTGGTTTTCAACTTTTAAGAGGTTCAACCGTTATACACAAAGGTGCACCAACTACTACTGATGGCTCAAATAATGTATCAGTTCAACTTTACTTTGCTAATTTTGCCGCTAATGCTAACTTTTATGCGTACCATAATATGCACTTTCTTGATTCGCCTTCTACAACTTCTGCAACCACATATAAAACACAACTTGCTATTGCTATAGCTGGTTCAGGTAGAGAAATTATAGCTCAACCGACAGGAACCGATAGTAACGGTATATCTACAATTACTTTGATGGAGGTGTCAGCATGAGTTTAGATCACGAAGCAATAAGAAAAGCATATCCAGATGCAGGGTATATAAATGACGCTACAGGTGCATTTAAAGCAGACGGAACGCAGATAACACTTGTTCAATCAGATATTGACGCTGCAAGGGTAACACTAGATGCTGAAGCTGCTGCAAATAAGTATAAAACTGATAGAACAACTGATAGTTCTACAACTTATGCTCCT